TCAGGCCCCCGAGCTCGTACGCGCACCCTCACGCTGCCGACGGTCGAACTCACGGAGCGCGTGCCACTCGTCGATCGTCTGCCGCAGCCAGCCCTTGTTACGTCCGACCATTGCGTCCGGATCAGGCAGGACGCCGCGTCCATCCAGCTTCTTGACGGTGTCGAGGGGCATACCGAGACGTTCGGCGATCTCGCCGCGGGATAGGTAGATGATCACTGCTGGCCTTCGAGTTGTGGGGAATGAAGCCCGGTTACCTATAGACGATACCCCATAAGGGGACGTGGCGCAACCCTTATGGGGACATGAGAAAAGCTCGACCCTTTCGGGCCGAGCCTGTCCTTCTCAGTTCGTGCACCAGAAGCTCTCTGGCGGGGTTCCCAGGTCCAGCTTCCCTCTGCACCACTTGCAGTTCGTGTCGTGGTCGATCCGGTCCCGGATGGCTTCGGCCTCTTCGACCAGGAGGGGGAGGCTGGCTGCGGTGGCTAGGGCCAGGGCTTCGGTTGCCAGTGCCCATCCGGTGTCGGGGTTCTCGCTGTGGGTGGCGGTTCCGAGGAGGTTGGTGATGATCTGGTGGTCGTTCATTTCTGTCTCCCTTTTCACTCTGTTTTGTTGTTGTCAATAGTATATCCCCTTAAGGGGACAGAATGCAAGGGGAGAAGAAAGAAATTCTTAGAATATTTCTGCGCGAACACAAAGAAACGCCCCACCTCCGAGCCGGAGGTGGGGCGTTTCGAATGCAGTCAGTCCTTGAAGGTGCGATTGTCCGGAGCTAGTCCGTCTTTGCGACGCTGCTTGAACCGGGCCACCTTATCCTGCAGCGCCTCATCCCCGAAGGGGTTGAGGTCCGTTCTGGCACCGCGGCCCGGACGGCTGCGCTGCCACTCGTCGATACGCTCCTCGGTCCACCCCTGTACGGTCCCGCGAGGGATCGTGCCGTCGTCGTTGACGGGTCCGATGGTCACATTCGGGGGCGGCAGCTTGTACCCGCTCAGTGTGGGATCGCTGGCCCCGATACGGTCCGCGAACTGCCGCTTGGAGAGGTACCGCTCCGGTTCGTCATGCGTGGACATAGCGGTGCCTCCATCGGTTCGTGATCTGGTAGCCGACCAGTCCGCACCACGCCAGCCAGAGAGGCCAGGGCGCGTCTGTGATCAGCAGAACGCCGGCCGTCGACACCGTGCCGACAATGTCGTAATTTCGTCTCAGCAGGTCTCTCACTTGAAGCACCTCCGTGTCGGTGAGATGGTGGTGGTCGGGACCGGGGCGGCTCCAACGCCCCGGTCCCTCTCACTCAGCGTTTCCGCTTACGGTGTTTCGCTTGCCTCTTCGGTCTGACCCTGCGATTTTGGATCACCATCACAACGTTCGTGATCAGTGTCGCTAACGCGATGATCAGGCCGATTCGGCCTTCGCTCATTCCGTCACCTCCTCTCTGTTGTTGTAACCATGACTTTACCGTACAGAACGGGTAAGTGCAACCGTTTCGAGAGGAAAATTCGCAATGCAGTAGTGCCCCAACACCAAACGGCCCCCGCTTGCCGGTTGGGCAAGCGAGGGCCGTAGTACGTTGCGACCGAGCGTTACTGCACGATCTCACGCTCCCTTTCGATGTAGAACTCCCCCATGATGTCGTAGCCCAGATGGGCGTAATGCTGGCATCCGGCGTGGTTCGGATGGATACCATCCATTCCGATCAGTGCGGCCTGCGACGAGTAGAAGTTCGGTTCGGCTTCGGACCCGATGCCGGACCAGAACGGGTTCGCCGGATTGCCTGCGTCGATGAAGCCGATGACCGCCGGGTGCTCGGCGGCGACCTCCATAAGGGCCTGTCGATTCAGGTCGTGGACGGTGCCGACGTTGGCTGCCGGGTTGTCGGTATCCATCGCCAGGGGTTCAGGACCCCACAGCACGAACCGGATCCCCCGGTCCCAGGAGTAGATCTTGTTGATCCCCTCGAGCGCACGAGCCTTCATTCCGGCCTTGCCACCCGAGAGAGCGCCGTCGTTGATCGTCCCGTTCACTTCGATCAGCCGAATCGCGTTCTTTCCGTACGCCTTGATCTTGGCGACATTCGCGTCCGAGAAGAACGGGACCGATCCGTCGGGGCCGGGATCGTTCGATGCTGCACCGGTGCCATTCTGGAAATATCCGGTGCCTCCGAGAGCGAGCCGAGCTTGGGCCCAGCCGGTTCGCATCTGGCCGTAGTCGGAAATTGCGAGCGTGTGATAGGACTCGGCCGATTGAACCCCGCTGCCGTTGGCGTTCTTCATGCCGATTGCTTCGCGGTACGAGTCTCCGATGACCAGAGACATCGGCAGATCCGGAGTCTTGCGCAGGATGCCGTTGCTCGAATGCAGGATCTGATAGAACGTCGTGAAGGAGCCTACATACCGGACCTGCCGCGACCGACGAGATCGGAACTTACAGTACAGGAACCCGAACCCGTTGTCGTCCGGAGTGAACACAATCGGCCGTGGCTTGAGCCTGCGCATCCGACCGGTCTCGTCGGACACGTACAGCATCGCATCCATATTCTTGAACAGCGCCGACATGACGGCGAACCGGTCATCGTTCAGCTCGAACGAGATGTCGAGAACCGCCCCACCGTAGGTTCTGGCCGTGGGATGGTTGCGAGCCCCCTGCGACGGCTCGGCGGGATTCTGCGGCACGAGCTTCTGCGACTGAGTGTTCAGCCTAGGATTGTTCCAGACGACCCCGACGTTCCCGTTCGGGAAGAAGCTACCGAGCGATCCCACCCCGGACTCCCACGTCACCGACTCCACATCGGCGGGGTCGTAGATCTCGGAAGAATACGGCGACCACAGCGACTTCAGCTTCACCCTCGACGGTGCATAGCGTGTGTCGGCTTCCGATTCGCTAATCCCTCCAGAGCCTTCGGGCAGTGGGATCGGATCCGATAGTGCAGTGCCCGAGGCGGTTTCGTACTCGATCGCGAACGATGCGACAGGCTCGTCCTCGACAGGCACCGCACCGACGACGCCGAACCCCCGAGCGCCGCGGGAGAGCTGGACCGCGGTCGGGTTCGGGGCAATGTTGATGTGGTCGCCCAGGTCGATCTGCAGGCCTGGTTCCGCCCAGAAATAGATCGGTGGCACAGCCACCGGTGCGATCCCGTACTTGAGATCCAGGAAGGTTGCCTTCCACTGAAGCTGCGCGACGTTGGACGTCGCTGCAGTCGGTGCCGGGACGGTGACGTAATCCCGATTGCGGTGGGAGATCTCGCCGTTCAACCCGATATCCACCGGGAAAGGGGCGATGGCCTTGATCTTCATTCGACCGCCGTCGGCGACCTGAACCGGACGACCCGGATCGATCATCGGCTCGAGCAACAGCTTCCCCGATACGGGGACGTCGTCGTAGACATCGTCGTCGTCGATGCCGTCGATGATCAGAGCTCCGACGTTCACCCTGACAGTGGTGTAACCCATTACAGGCATGGCGCTTCTCCCCTAGTGGTTTCGTTCTTCGACGGCGCGGCGAGTGGCGGCCACTTCGTCCTTCAGGCTGTCGAGCTGTCGTTGCACATCGGCGAGCTGCCGTGATAGTTCTCGGGCCTGTTCCGCGTACTGTGCTTTCTCGGCGCGCTCTTCCTTGAGTTCGTTCTCCAGGAACGCGATTCGCACTTCCTGTTGCTGGAACCGCAGGTCGTCAAGGAGGCCTTGCGCTTCGAGGGATTTGCGGCGGCGCTCAAGCTGACGTAGCTGTCGTTCGCCGATCCACCGACCGGCCGGACCCAGTAGCTCCTGAAGCTTCTTCGAGAACAGGACCGCAATGCTCGCGAGTGCGAGCGCGATGAATGCGTAGATGACGAGGGGGTTTTCGTACACATGCTGTTGGACTTCAGGAGGTGGCATCGTCGACCACCATTCCCTCGACCTTCACCTGCGACCATGCCGAGAATGCGATAACCCAGTGGAGAATTCCGCCGCCGAATATCCCTGCGCCGGTGCGGTAGCCGGAGATTCCCTCAGGGCTGATGACGACGAGGAGCTGCCCGAATCCGAGCGCCATCATCGTGAGCCCAGCCGCGAGGTGTCCGACGATGAGCAGTGATCGGAGTCCGGTGAATGTCCCGACTACTGCGATCACGCTGGAGCCGAGCAGGATCAATCCCCACAGCCATAGAGGCGCGGCGCGCTCGACTACGCCGAGGCTCGCGACGGGACCGGTGACGCCGGTGAGATAGTCGAGACCTCGGAGCGTGACAGTCCACAGGATCGTGAACTTGATCCAGGCTGTCGCGGTCTCCCCCAGGTGGATCGGCTTGGGGATAAGCCGGCGCGGCATCAACCCGCCCGGTGGTCGCCGCGGTTACCGAAGTACGTGCCCGCCTCGCGGGCAGCCTTCAGGATGGCCTGCACGTCGACCGGGCGGCCGTGCTTGACGGCATCGATGGCGTCGGCTGCCACTGCGGTTCCGAGTTCGATCACCTTGGCCTCGGGTGTGACTTGGGCGCGGGCAGCCTCGGCTGCGCTGATGCCGAGGACGCCGACGGCGAGTGCCTCGAGCAGTCCGCGGATGAGTTCAGCAGTGGCACCGTCGATGATCCCCCGCGCGAGCAGGAATGCGACCAGTACGACGAGCAACGGGTAGACGTAGAGCCGGATCGGCTCGTAGGCGCGGAGTTTCGCGAGAAGGGTCATCACTTGGCCGCCGTTCCGTTGAGCTTGGCCTCGATGCGGGCCAAGGACTTCTCGATGCGATCGTTCTGCTCGACCGCGAAGTTCCCGATCTGAATCAGCCGGGCAATTCCGTCGACGAGGCTGCGCCCCTTGTTGCCGTTGAACTCGTCCCCGAGCTGCGGCCACCCCTTGCCACCCGGGCCGAGGAGCTGCTCCTGAACATCTGCTGCATTGGCCATGTCATCCTCCTGGGGAAGTAGCGCGTCGCCGAGTGCGAGCGCGCGGTAATAGAACTTGCGGCGATCGTCGATACCGTTCTGTCCGCCATTCACTGCGTAGGTGGCACCGACCAGGTCTTGCCGATCGGCGAAGTCGTTCATTCGCCGAGAGACCGTCCAGTAGAAGGCCGCAGCAAGGAATCCCCAGTGCGGCTCCGAGACCCGGAGCGGGTTCTTCACGAAGTACTCGGGGTCGTCGACCAGACCTTTGCCCGCGGCCCACCGTGAGAACGAGCGATAGTTGTTCTTTCCGGTGAGCTGAATCGGCCCGCGGCCCTTGTAGAGTCGGCCGTCGCCGTCGACTTCCGGAGTGTTACCAAGGTCGGTGCGGGTGTCGTAGGCGTCGCCGGATGCGATCTCCTCCATGTAACGCAATCCGCCCGACTCGTGCCCGATCTGACTGCACCACATCGTTACCCGAAGAACCGTGGTGCATTCGGCGGCGATCAACGCGTTGTTCCACGCGGGGCACAGTTCCTCGTACCGCTCCATCGAGACGCGGTTGTCCATCGCTCGTGCGAGCGTCTGCGCGTCCATCAGCTCGGCCCGGTGAACTGCTCGAGGTTCTCGGCCCACGTGATCGACTCGTCGACCGCCGAAACGGGATCGCCGGGCCAGAGCGCACCTGCGAGCCATGGCAACGGATCGATCTGCGAGCCAGGTCGCCACACGGTGGGGTGGACTTCGAGATGTAGGTGCGGCCCGGTCGCTTGACCGTTCGCACCGACGAATCCGATGTGCTGGCCCGCGTCGACCCACTGCCCTTGCTTCAAGCCGGTCGCGAATGCATTCCACATGTGGCCGTAGACCGTCGTCCCGCCGCCCGCTTCGGCCGGATGATCGATGACGATCCACTGCCCGAACCCGTCAGCGCGGCCGATGTGTACGACGGTTCCGCCCTGACAGGCGTAGATCTTTCGGCCGTCACTGCCGCCCGGGTAGCCGAAATCCTGGCCCATGTGCCCCTCGCGTCGGCCGGACACCGGGTTGATGCGGGCACCGAACGGTGACTCGTACGTCACCCCCCGCTCGAGTGGATAGAACCGTGTTGCCATTGCTTGCTCCCATGATCGGTGTGCCACTAGGCGAGAGTGAGGAAGGTGCCGCTCGAGTTGACGGTGCGCCCACCAGTGAGTCCGGCGACGTATCCCTCGACGGTGATCAGTTGCTGCGTCGCCGCAGCGGGGATTGCGATTGTGGCCGTTGGAGTCTGACCGCCTGCTGGCGATGTGCCGACGACGACGCCATCCGCGAGGACGCGGCAGGCGTTGACGGCGTTACTGCCGCCGTAGGTCACCTGAACCACCGCGGTGGCGGAGGTATTCGCGGGCAGCATCAGGCCGTTGGAAACGACGGTCGACCCGGCACGTGCGGTCCAGCTCGTGATCTGGATCCATGTCGACCCGGTGAGCACCTGACTGCCGGACTTGTCCATGCCCGCGCCCCCGTAGGTGGAGCCGGTCACGACGGCTGTTCCCGCGCCCGACGCGACGGCGGACACTCTCGCCGCTGCGGTTGCCGAGGCGGTTCCCGAACCGGAGGCTCCTGCGAGCACTGAAGCCCGGCCGGGAACCGATGCGGTTCCGCTACCGGACGCGGATGCGCGTGGGGCGGCGACTGGCGCGACTGCGGTTGTGCCGCTTCCGAAGGCGACTGCCATGGTGTCCATCGAGACCGTCGGGGTGACCGTCGTCGTGCTGCCACCCGATGCCTCGATGCTCGTCGGAATGGCTTGACCGACAACGTAGGCCTGCACGATCGACGAGCCATCTCCTGAACCCCCCGCTCTTGCGACGGGGGACGCCTTGGTGGTCGCTGTGCCCGAACCGGAGGCCAGTGCCGCTGCGACTGCACGGGTAGCCAGCACTGCGGTGCCGGACCCATTGGCCAGAACTTTCACCAGCGGGGTCGGCGCGACGGATGTTGTGCCGCTGCCTGTAGCGGATGCTGTTCGAGTGAACAGCACGAGCGCTGTGACCGTGGCAGTGCCAGCGCCAGCGGCCACAGCTACCGTCCGGGCCGAGCCCCGAACCGCCGCGGTGCCCGAACCTGTAGCGCGCGCAGCGATGACGAGGACGGGTGTAACCGTTGCCGTACCGGAACCCGTTGCTTCTGCGGTCGTTTCGGGGATGAACGGTGGAATGAATCCTTCCGGGAGCACGGATACCGAGACGGTCGGTAGCTCGATCACCAGGATCGGTGCCACCGGTAGTGCCATCTCGAGCACCGGTGCTTGAGGTAGGTCGATCACCCACTCGTCCATCGCGCGCCTCCCTCTACCGCTGACGTGCTATCAGGACTGGGTGTAGCTGATCGGTGCTTTCACCTGACCCTGCGCGGAGAGGGTGACCGAGGCGGACAAGGCACCGCCGTCGATGAACGTGCCGCCGGTAGCCGCGGTCCACAGTCCCCAGTGGGTGTACGTACCGGCTCCGACGTCGAACGTGACCTCGCTACCGGAGATCGTCGATCCCGCTGCTGTGCCCCAAGTGGTCTGCTTGCGGGCGTAGGCGGGGGATCCGCCGGTGGCCTCGTTGGCACCGGTGGCCGCGGGGGATGCCGTGTGCAGCGACACGTACGCACCGAGCGCGGCGTAGGCGGCGGCGAGAGCGTTCTTGGTGGTGGTTACTGCGATGGCCATGATGTTCTCCTAGCGGTGGGGTTGGCGGCGCTGGACGTTCCCGTAGAACCGGCAATAGTCGGTGCGCGGTGAATCGGGGAAGCTGAAGTACAGGTAGTAGGGGGTTCGGTCGGGGATGACGTCGGCGACCTCGGACTCCGCTCGCCATCTCGCTTCACCGGTTGTGACGGTCGCTGCCCATGACGCGGCGACAGGTCCGCCGTCGGGGTCGGTGAAGAAGTCGATTCGTGCTGTCGTACCGGCTGGAAACGTCTGCCCGGCCGGAGGTTTGATGATCTGCTGGAAGTCCTGACCCCTGGTGAGCCATAGCTTTCGAGACTCCTGCTCGACCTTGCCAAGCGGTTCGGTCATCGGGTCGCTCCTGTCTTGGTGAGTGCTCGAGCCAGCGCTGACGCAGCCCGTGCGACGCGACTGTTGGCCATCGACATCGTTAGGCCAATGGCCCAGTTCAGGTGATCGAGCGAGGCGTAGAGACCGTCGACCGCGGACCGGTCGTTGTTGGGGTTCGCCGCCTTGGCGGTGTCGTAAGTGACGTGATCGTTGATCGCAGAGGCGCGGCATATGAATTTCGGCCACGTCTGCGGGTTCTGAAGTGGGGCGAGCGGTTGATCGGGGACTATTTCGGTCCGGCCGTCCTCGTGCAGGATCCAGATGTCGGTGTCGTGTCGGTTGTCGGCGTTATGGGCGAGCACTTCCATGAACTGCTCGAACGAGACGTACTCGATCATGCTGCTGGCTCCACTTCCGAGATGTCGGACTCGAACCAATCCATGACACGAGGTGAGTTCTGGAACGGTGTGCGCTCCTGGCCGAGACCGCCGTAGCGCCGCTGCGGGCCGTACGGGACGGTCGCGGACGTGACGTCGGTACGGATGATCTCGATGCCGTTGTGGAACACGAGAACCCGATCGGGATAGAAGACCGGCCCGGATGGCTCGTCGACCCATTCGCCCTGCTGCGCTTGAATCGAATCGCCCACGGCGAGGGTGCGCGACGTCGACACGAGGTTCGTGAAATTCGTCTGATTGGCGATCGATTGCAGGATGATCGCGCCACGCCGGAACGCGACACGCAGGCCCGTGGAACGGTTCTGTGTGCAGCGGAACAGCAGCGCGGCGAACGAAACCTGGTTCTGCGTGGAGTCCGGTAGCAGGCCAACTCGGCATCCGTGGAGTTGATAGTCCGTCGTCAGTGGCTTCGTGTAGATTGCGGAGGCCTTGCCATCGGTGTCGCTGATGAATGCGAGGTCGTTGGATCGGATACCGATACTGCCCACGATCGACCAGCTACCCCCGATGCCGAACAGTCCGCCCGCATCCTCACGGTCGAAGTTGTCCTCCCAGAACCGCTTCGGTTGCGCGACAACAATGTTGTTGCCCACCGCGACGTAGACGACAAACCCCGATGGGTAGGTCGGCCAGGTGACTGCCGATTCCGCTATCGAATCCGGTGCCGGGGTGGACGACGAGATGGCCGTCGTCGCGCTGATTTGTCGGGGGTAGAAACCTGCTGTGCGCTCCGGTGTGAACTTCTCTTTGCCCGCGATGTAGACGGTTCCCACGGCCCGGAAGCGCACGGCAACCCAAGTACCGGCCTCGACGATGGCGTCGGCAAAGTTCGTCGGCGTCGATGTGTGCTGAGTATTGGTCAGCAGGCTCGCGAGGTTCGGTGACTCCGGCGTCAGCGCGGTCATGTCACCCGTCGGCGACACTGAGAACACCCGGGTATAGAGGTCGGTCGGTGTTCCCCTGGCATAGAAATTGAGGCCGGAGATTGCCGTATCGACCGGAATGCGAATGAACGCGAACCACTGCTGATTGGCTGGCAGCAACTTCTCCGGCAACCGGGTCATTCGGACGTCGACCGAACCGATGGTCTCGTAATCGGTGTAACCGTTGGACCCCGGTGTCGGGTGCCGATGGCGGGAGATATTCACGTCAGCCGGGAGCATCTCGAGATCCGAGTGTGGAATCGACGGCCACTCGGTGCCGTTGATGGCGACGTACCCCGGTGTCGGGCTGCGGATATCGAACACGGCGAACTTCTGAACGACTTCCTTCTGCACGTTCACCACGGTCTGTGCCGCGCCGGTAGCGGTGTTGATGGCGGTGTCGGCCTTCTGATCGGTCGCCTTGAGCGCGCCGGTCAGATCGATCAGGCCGCCCGAAATGCCCTTGAGCCCGAACACGAGCGCCGAGATCAAACCCAGGACACCGTTGATGAAGCCGCCGAACATGTTCGAGATCCAGGACCCGAAGAAGTTCGTCTCGAGCGAGTTCTTCATCGGGGCTGTGGCTTCGGCCTTGCGCTGCGCTGCGGTCTTCGCAGCGAACGACGCGAGTCCGCCTTGGGTCGCCGACCCCGACGGGTTTGGCTGATTCGGTGCAGTCATCTCACAGTCCCAGGTGGACGACGACGCGCTCGGCGATACCGCGGTCGACCCACGCCTCGGCGTCGACCTCGATACCGAAATCTGCAAGCACTCTCAGCACGTCGTCGACACCGATCTCGAGGCGGGTCGCGAGTTCGGTGATCGCCATGTGCCCGGCCGGCGCGGACGCAGGAAGAGCGGACTCGTCGATGCCGAGTTCACTGGTGACCACCTGGCGCATCGCCATCTGGTCGGCCTGCGGCATCGCCCGGATGACATCTTTCAGAGTGGTTGTCGGATCGGGATCGGGCTCACTGATGTCGACCCAGCTACCGGCGGCCGTCCATCGATTGAGCATCGACGAATCAGATGCCCGGTACTTCTTGATCCGATCGTCGGTCAGACGCGCGCCGAGCTCGACGAGGTGGAACGACACGAGCTCCCAGTAGTCCGCGCCGAGCATGAGCGGGGCACCGACGACACCGGGCATCGCCGTGAACATCCACAGGAACGTCTGCCGCGGGTTCTCCAGGTCGCAGTTCTGCAGCGTCGGCAGGCCGAACTCTTCGTCCCATTTCTCCCAGTCCTCGACCTTTCCCAACTCTGCGCCGGTCAGGTGCGGGTATCCGGTGTCGATCGCGTCGGCAGACATGTCGCTCCTCTGGTCGGTGGTCATCAGAACGCCCCGAGATCTTTGAGAGCGCCTTGGATTCGTTCAATGCGGTCCCATGCGCGGGCGACGGCATCTTCGAGTGCGAGCGGGTTGCCGAAGGTGATGTTCCATTCAGCGGACGTCTCGCGAGTCCATGCGAGAGAAAGCTTCTGGACCCGCTCGATGTAGATGCGCCCGGTCGGATCCCCGGCGATCGTGTAGCCGCCGCGGTCCCCGAGGAACAGATGCCCTTTGCCTTGATCGCCGATCAGGAACGGGGCACCGTCGCGGACGTTGAGCTCGCTCGCGGTGTAGGTGCGGGTAGCGTAGAAGCCGGTCCGCAGCACCATCAGCGAGTTGATGGTGTACGCCTTACCAGCACCGTCCTGGAAGTACTCGAAGTAGCGAGACCACCCCGAGTTCACCGCACGTGCAAGGCTTTTGACCTCCATCCACGCGAGGATCGTGTCCTCGTAGAACGGCTTCAGGATGGTGTCGATCGAGCCGCCGATCGATCCGATCTGCGCGAGGTTCCCGAGAATGTCGCCGAGTGCCTGAATGCCGGCGCTGATTGCCTCGTTGACGCCGGGCATTGAGTGGCCACCGGTCAGGACTTGGATGCCCTTGCCCATCGTGGTGGTCTGCTTGTAGTTCTCGATGCCGGTCTCTTCGCCGTCACGCCAGATCGCGTACGGGACGCTCTTGTGCGTGCTCTTCTTGCCCGGCTCGAAGTACTCGGGCGGGAACGAGGTGTCGGTGACGAGCGAGGTGGTGGAGTCGATGAAGTCGGAGGTAAATCCGGTGATCGTTCGGGCGAGCCCGTCGAAGATGCTGCCGCCGTGCGAGGTTCCGGTGTAGGTGCCCGACTTGTCCTCGAACGAGACGACCAGGCAACCGTGTCGGAGGTTCGCACCAGGCCACGGCGGAGGGTCGCCGTCGAGGTAGCGCCGCAGGACCGGAGTCACCTCGGCGTCCTCGAGCATGGTCTTCATGACCTCGTGGTAGTTCTTCCATCGACTGACCGCGACGCCCCACAGCGCTCCGGATGCCATCGAATCCATGAAGCTGATCGGCTTGACCGCCATGGACCAGTTCGACATGTCGAGCGAGAACCAGCCGGTGAACTTCGTAGGATCGTCGGGCACGGCCCAGGCCGAGGTCTGCTCGCGGAGGATCTGCAGGAACAGAGTCGTGGAGGCGACCCACGGGACCGGTCCGGGCAGGATGAACACGCGCGGAATCTGCACGGCCGCAGGCAGAAACGGGTTCGATCGGACGTTGTACCACTTCAGGTTTTCGTAGTCCGAGAGGAACGATGCGGTGATGACTTGATCGCCGTTGTCGAGCTTTTCCAGGGTCGCCGTTTCGAGGCGGCCGCCCCATCGGACGCCGGTGTAATCGACGGTGATGTGGACGTTGCGCTTCTCGCCGCGCTGCAGCCGACCGTTCATGTCGTGCAGCCACCGACCGACCGGCGAATCGAACGGGACTGGGAGGGCTCCCGGGCCCGAGTCGCCGTCGATCAGATCGAACATGCCCGAGTACTCGACCTCGACGACGTGCTGCAGTTTCCATTCGCCGTCCCACAGGCGAACGAGCGGAGGCAGCTCGCGTAGCCGCTTCTCCGCGGCCGCGTTCTCCTGCGTTGCGTCCCAGATCGCCTCGCACTGCTCGAGCAGTGACTTCGAGAAATCGATAGCGGTAGCCATCAGACCCCCTTCTCGAGTCCCCACGGCCGCGTCCACAGGCGCGGCTGAATGAGCTGCACCATCGCCCCACCGGCCGGTGCACCGACGACCGAGACCGGCAACTGTGTCGCGGGGGTGTACGGCGGGATCACGTAACTGAAGAACCGACCGGGAACGGGCATGCGGCCCAACAGGTTCGTGTCGTGAGCGTCGCGGACCGGGATCTCCATCTTGTCCAGGTCGACGGTGAATCCGCCTTCGAGCGCGCCGATCGTCGGCATCAGAATCGTGCGTGAGCGATCATCACGGCCCGACAATTTGTCGACCCCCGGTACGCGCTGCCCCGGCTTACCGGACCACGAAAAGTCCGGGAGGGTCCACTGCCCACGGGTGCCGACCCACTTGTGCAGCATCGGCCGGTTGGTCGGGTTGCGTGCGATCACAAAGCCGTTGCCGGATGACCCTGCGGTGGACCAGGTTTGAGTCTTGTCGGTTTCCCCCACCCACATCGGCTGCCCTGCCCGCAACGGCAAGATCGGGTTGCCGTACTGCCGCCTGATCGGGTCGAGCTTCATGTCGAAATCGGGTGCCTCGTAGAGCTGCACCTCGAGTTCGCGGACACCGGAAAGCTCAGTCGTGAAACGGATCTTCGCGAGGTGAGCGTCGTGGTCCCACTGGTCGAGACGGAAATCGAAGGCCATCCGGAACCGGGATTCGATGTCCTCCATCTTGTCGTCGGAAGTGCGCAGGACGTGGAAGCCGAGGGAGATGTCGCGGTAGTCGTGCCACATCCCCTTGAGCGTGCCGCCGGTCTGATTCGCCGACGCCGTCCACGTCTGCCGAACAGGTGCGTCGAAGATCCCTTGCACCTGTTCGGCAGCCATGGTGACGCCCTGCTCGCCCTGCCCCTCGCCATAGACGCACCAGTACGAGTCGTCACAACCGATGATCTCGACGGTGGTGGTGGGCAACGCCATCAGTAGGGCCTCCCAGCGTTACGCATCATTTGACGGTTCTGCATCTGATTGGCGTCCCGCAGCGCCTGGTTCTGATCCTGGAAAACCGGATTCACCAGATTCACCGAGTAGTCGTTGTTGACCACGGGCTGAACGACTTCCGCCATCTCCGACGCCCGCTTCGACTGGAAGTCCTGAGCAGTCTTGGCGATCTCCTGCCCTGCTTTCAGGTACCGATTCGACTCCGGGTCGAGCAGGGTGCCGTCGAGACCGAGGATCTCCATGCCCGCTTTCGGGACGATCTCGGACATCTTCGTGATGAACTGCGGGCCGACCTCTGCGAGAGTCTTGTTGAACGCCTCGAACAACATCCATTGGTCGTTCGTGAGGACCGCCTCGGGCTTGCCCGAGGTGTTCCAGCCGACCGTGTTGTGCTTGAAGATGCCGCCCTGGTCGTAACCGTGCCCGCGGCCGATGACGTCGAGAAGGCTTGCGCCGTACCTCTGCTCGCCGTACCGGACCATCGCGTTCGTCATCGCCCACGGGTCACGACGATTGTCTGGCAGGCTTGGATCCCGGTATGCCTGCCACGTCGTGGGGATCATCTGGCCAAGTCCGACACCGGCGGCTTCACCGGTGCCGTTGACATCGACGATCTGCTGAGCGATGTTCGGATCGCCACCGGACTCGGTATCGATCTGCTTGACCCAAGCGTCGATCTTCGCCGGAAGCGGCTCGTAACCCTGCTTCTGGTAGGCCTGAATCATCATCCCGCGCCACTGCTCGGCTCCCGCGCCGGCAACGAACGACGATGCCGGACTCGACGCCTGGTCCTTCTCGTCGGCCTTGCCGCGGACGAATGCGATCGACGCATCGGCCATCCGGTCGTAGATCCCGCGCCCGGTCTGCGCCCACGGTGCACCACCGAAATCGGGGATCTTTTCGCCGAGTGCACGGACCGGCTTCTCGAACAGGTCCGCCACCTTGTTCCGGACCCAGTTCACCGCGCCGCCGAGAGCGCCCGTGATCGCCGACATGATCGATCCGCCGGACGGTTCGCCGAGCTCGTGGCCGACGGCCCAGTGCACATGGTTCCGGTGCTCGGACATGGTGCCCGCGCCATAGAACCCCATGCCATCGCCGACGAATCCCCCGCCGCCGATGTTGCGGTCGAACGGTGAGTGGATCAACTCGATGGTGTCGGGCGCGTAGTTGTCCGCGATGAATCCCGCGAGTGCCTTCATCGTCGGAGTGCCGGCGTCCCCGCCGTCGGAGAAGTCGGCCGCCATCCCCTTCGAGTGGTAGCCGCTGTCGGTGAAGCGCAGTCCCGATGTCAGTTGCATGCCAGGGAATTTGGCGTCGACAACGCGCTTCATCGAGTCGACGATTCCGCCGTCGGCGAATGCGCCGAGGAACTTCTTCACGCCGCCGACTCCGCCGCTGCGTGCAGCACTGTTCGCGGCATCGACATACCCGGGGCCGACCGCACGAGTCCACTCCGGACGCATGATTGCCTCGCCGCCACCGACCGCGATGACGCCTGTGTCGCGGCCCGGGGTGTAACCGGGGTACACGCCACCGGTCTTAAATCCCTCGATGGGAGAGAGCTTCTTGTCGTCGAGTCCGATGAATCCGGCGATCGAGTTCCATGCCGGGACGATGCCCGAGTTGTAGATGGTGTTGACCATGAACTCGATCGGCTTGCGGACGATGTCCTTGATCCGGTCCCAGGTGACCTGGATGGCGTCGACGATCTGGCCGAAGAAGTCGCCGACCCCTTGCAGCCCGGATTTCAGTGCATCGAAGGCGGGCCGTATGACGTTGTCCCACACCCATGCAATGCCGTTACCGAGTGCGTCCCAGACCGGCTTGATGACGCTGTTCCAGACCCAGCCGAAGAAGTCGCCTATGGCACCCAGAGCCGCTTTGAGTGCATCGAATGCGACCATGATGACGTTCTGCCAGTACCAGGCGATCCCGTCGCTCAGTGCCGACCAGGCTGGTTTGATGACCGAGTTCCACACCCACGAGAAGAAGTCACCGACCGCGCCGAGGGCCGTCTTGAGGGCCTCGAACACCGGCTTGATGATCGATTCCCAGGCGAATGAGATCGCTGTCTGGATGCCCTCCCACGCCGCCTGCACGATGTTGCGGAATGTCTCGGAGTTCTTGTAGGCCAGAATGATGCCGCCGACGAGAAGTGCGATCAGGCCGATAACGATGCCGATCGGGTTGGCATTCAGGGCGGCGTTCAGTAGCCACTGCCCTGCGGCCCAGACCTTGGTGGCGGCCGCGAGGGTTGTGCCGATGATGTTGTAGGCGGTCATCTGGATCGTGGCGAGCGTCCATGCCGCAGCCTGCCCGGCGAGCGAGATGCCGAGGGTGACCAGCGTCGGTAGGAGCGTCGCGGTGATGACGCCCGCGACGACGCCGAGAACGTCCTTGTGCTCGACGAAGAATCCGATCAGGTCGCCTATCGCGCCGGCTACGTCGCCAGCTACGCCGATGATCGATGAGAAGGCGTCCCACAGAATCGGGATGACCACCTGGCCGACGTCGAGGATGATTGCGCCGACGTCCTGGAGGGCCGGAAAAATCGTGCTCTGCCAGGTGTCGTAGAGATTCCTTGCGGTGACGCCCAGCCCCTCGAGGAATCCGGCAAACCCAGATGAGGTGATGTCGTCTCCGCCGTCGACGAATGCCGCTACGAACGCTTCGACCCCGCCCTTGACTTCGGTGAAGATGGCGTTTGCGGTGAGCCCTAGGCCTTCGAGAAATCCTGCGAAGCCACTCGAGGTGATGTCGTCCCCGCCTTCGCGGAAGGCTGTGACGAATGCGGTAATGCCACCCTTGACTTCCTCGAGCGCGGGCGAGGCGACGGTGGCGATCGAGCTGAAGACACCGCCGAGTACGGGCAATATGCCGCCGCCGACCAGGTTGGTCAGGCCGGTCATGATCGAGCGCTTGAAGCCCTCGATTCGGGTGCCCGCATTATCGGCAAGCGTTGCGCCCATCTGATCGGCTGCCCCGGCCACATCCCCCATGGCGTCCGGAGCCCCCGCGAGCGAGGACAGGAACGCTGGAATCTGGTCGACAGACAGGTCTTCCAATGGCGTGCCGAACAGAGCGATTGCGGTGTTCGCGCGTGTCGCAGGGTCTTCGATACCGAGAAGGCCCTCGGCCGTCTTCTGGAGTGCAACCTGCGCCCCGTCACCGCCGCCGGCGACCGCCTTGCTCATCTCCTCGGCGCTCAAACCGATGGCTGCGTAAGCATCGGAGGACGCCTTCGACATATCGGAGCCACGAATCGTGAACTCCTTCAGCGCATCACCGGTCTTGTCGAGTACGAACTTGCCTTGCCCGGCCGCGCCGATGAGAAGGTTGAAAGCTTCTTCCCCCTCGAAACCCAGTGCGCGGAAGTTGGTTCCGTACTCCGAGAGGATTTCGGGTAGCTCTCCGCGCATTGCTGCGGGCACCTTTTGGAACGAGCGCGTGAGCATGTCGAAGCCCTGATCGGCACTGTCGGCCAGCCCGTTTCCGACGAGCTGGTTCACGAGCTGAACCTGTTCGGCGACATCGGTTCCGTAGACAGTGGAGAAGTCGAGCGCCTTCTTAGTCAGGCGCTCGATCGACCCGTCGTCGAGTGCCGCGCCGCCGACGCCTTTGAGTGACGATGCCACCGAGTCGATTGCGGTGGACACCTCACCGAGGTTCTCGCCGTAAGCCTGCGCGTAGACCTTTCCTGCAATCGCGCCATAGCTTGCCGCCTGATCTCCGGTTGCCCCGAGTCCCGCCGCAAGCTTGTCGGTCGTGATCTCGTTGGCCATCGCGTCGGACATGCCCTTGCCGATGAGCGCCCCCGCCGCGAGCCCGAGTCCCGCGACGCCGGCCATCATGTTCTTGGTCAGGCCGCCGGACATGGAATCGCCCATGCGCTGGCCGGATCGACCCGCTTCCGATTCGGCTTCCCCGAGTCCTCGGCGGATGGATGGTCCGACGTTTCGTAGCTCGGGAATCAGTGAGAAATACCCGACGGCGAGTTCGACCGCTGTGGCCATGCGTCACCTCCGGTGCTTCTCTGTGCAGTTATTGACGGGCGGCTGGTTTGTCCCAGCCGAGAAGTCGATCCATTTCGTCGACGTCGACTGGGTCGGATCCGATGACTTCCTTGACTTCGATACCGGGGCGCGGGATCGGGTCAGGGTGGTCTCGGTTGTACGACGCTGCTTTGGTTTTCGCCCAGCGAAGCCAGTGCAGTGTGTCGACCGCTTCGGCTAGAAGCTGTTCCTGTAGACCCCAGATCGAATCGGGGTTCATTGCCCGGACGAGGGGCGAATCGTTGGGTGCGAACTTGACGATGAGTCTGAGATCTCGCCAAGTCAGCTTGTCGGTGCCGAGCTGCTCCGGCCGTTTGTCGAACCGGAGTAGCTCGTATTCGGCTGCCTCCCCATACTCGGGTGAGTCGAGGATGTTGAGGAGGCTCGCTATTCCCCCAGGTCGACACCCGAGTGCTCGAACCATGCACGCTGAAAGTCCTGGAACTCTTCGGATTCCATGTCGTCGATGATGTCCAGAGTCGGGTCTGGTTCCATCTGCTTCTCGACCTCTCGGTCGGTGACTTCGACGTCGGACTCCCCGGCCGCTTCACGGGCGGCGATCACGTTTTCTCGTACTTCGTCGATCTCTGCCTGGCGTCGATTGGCGAGGACGGTTTCGAGGATGGTGAAGAACTGGTCCGCCTGATCGAGCTTGCGGATCTTGCGCATCACACCAGGCTTGACCGATTTGAACGGCGGCAGAACGAGTTTCGTTCCGTCCTCGGTGGTGAACGTGAAATCGTCCAGGGCCTTGGGTGGCGTGGTCGGGGTCGACTTCTTGCGGGGCGACGTGGCAGACATTGCAGACCTACTCTCGAGTGGGGGTATTCGGCAGACATCGATGGAGCCCGGTGGGGTGGGGGTCTGCCGGAAACCCACCCCACCGGGGTTCGAGGACTAGACGGCGGTGAACTTGCCGTCGTCGTAGTACCGGTAGACCTTGAAGCCGGCGCTGTCCTTGTAGCAGTCCAGCGTCACGGTGAAGCCCTGCAGATCGGACGAGACGAACGGCAGTTCCTCGACGGCGGTGAGCTGTCCGTTGGGGACCACCAGACGCTGCTTCTTGACGCCGGTGACCATGTCGAATCCCCAGGCGTTGAACGGCAGATCGCTTCCGTCCTCGGTCACGACGATCTTCGTGCCGGACGTGGTGGTCGGCGGAGTCACGGTGACGTTGTTCGGGCCGAAGACCTGCTTGAGGACATCGGGGTCGAACACGGCCAGGAGCGTGAACGAGAACTTCGAGGAGTGACCGGACTGAAGGTTGGCGATCACGTCGCCTGCCCAGTCGCGCTTCTCCTCGACGGACCGCTCGCCGCCCGGCTGTACGCCGTCCTCGCCGACGTAACCGAGCTTGGCGAAGGTGGCCGCGAATGCGGTGTCGGTCCCTACGGGTAGGACCGCGGTGGTGGGGGCGACGAGGATGCCGCCGGTAGCCTTGGGCTTGCCGGACGAGATGGTCGCGACGGAGTTTCCGGCCATGGTCAGGCCTCCTTACGGGTGCGGGTGCGGGGGTTGTCGGCGGGGGCCGTCGGGTCGTCGGACGCCGCCGGCGTCGCCACCGTCTCTGCGCCCTGCGTGAGGATGACGGGGGTTTCGACGTCGGCCGACTCGGGCTGCTCGACGGCCTCGGGGTCGACGACCTTCCAGCCTTCGTCGACCCAGCCCTCTACTGCGTTGTCGTCGACTTCGAGGACGATTCGCTCGGCGGTGGGATGTTGTACGTGTGCCATTACAGGGCCTCACATTTCGTGAAAAGTTGGATGGTGAACTGGTATCGAGGCAGCTTCGTATCGGGATCCGGGAAGTACACGACGCCGCTACTCGAGCCCACGTCTTCCACCCAGGTCTGCTGTTGACCGATCCAAGTCCCGTTGGTGGCCAGTACGATTGCCTCCACCGTTCGGCCGAGCTCGGATGCTGACACCGTGTCGACGTCCCAGCACTCGAACAGCATCACCGGTGAATCCGTGATGAGGTTCCGTCTGGGCCCGCCTGCTCGCTGCGCACGCACGAATCGGTCCGGCCGAGGATCTTGGATTTCGGTCGATGCCGTCGCGGCATCGCCTCGAGTTGCGAACGCGGCATTGAGATGGGAGATAATCGCTGCCTCGGCATCGGGTGCCACTACGAGTTCACTCATCGAGACTTGTTCGCTTGCTTGATGATCGTGTTGTTGCGGGCGTTGTCTCGAATTGACTTCGCGTTGGATGTGATCACGGTTGCCCGCGCCCGACTGGCGGACTGCGAGATCTTCGAGACGTAGCCATCGTCGACATTGGCGGCCGCGTTGCAATCGTCCGCGATGTCATCGGCCAGACCCTTGAGTGCCTGAACGACTTTCGGGCTTTTCCGTATCGCACGGAATCCCGCCATCTTGTAGGTGATGCGCGCCATCAGCCGCTCACTCTCTTGAGGTTCACCACGAGACCTGGCCGGAATCCGAATGGTCCGTGGTTGAAGTCGGCCGGGTCGCCCTCGACGTCGTAGGTTCGCCCGTCGACTCGGACTCGGTCGTGCGCGCGAGCGCTGAATCCCTCGGGCACGAGTAGTTCGAGATCGTGTGTCACTCGGTTCGATTGGCCCGCGGCCGTCGACTCGCTCGACGTTGGCTCGGACCATCCGTAGACAGGTTCGTCTATCGGCGGATCGAATGTTCGGGTGACGTTGTTGTGCGCGTTCCGTGGGCCGTCGACCGCCTTTTCGACCTGCACGGTGAAGAGCAGTGGAATGTCGATCGATAGGTTCACAGTGTGTCCTCGATGACCTTTTCGTTGGCGTCACCGAAAAGTCCGGGGGCGAGGTCGATCGAGTAAGCCGAGCGCGTCGACTTACCGCACAGCTTGCGGAGTTCGGTCAGCTCCGACGGCCAGAACATCGACTTGCGAATCTGGCGGGTGTCGTAGGTGACGGACTTGCTGTACGGGCCCGCACCAACCGACTCGGAAACCGCAGCACCGGAACCCGATTCGTACCACCGAAGAATCGCTCCTCGAATGATGGCTCTCGCGGCTTCGGTGTGCGGGAAGTCCGCCACCTGGATGCACGGAGCAGTGATTGCGGCCATCGCGATGGCGTCGGTAATCATCTGCTCCGCGAGCTCGTCGCTGATGCCAGGGGTGAACAGTTGGATATCGGCTGCGGCGAGGGTGACTGGCCCCGACATGGATCAGTCCTCGACCGACGGGACTGCCGGCTTCTTCGTTCGTGTAGCTCGCTTCCGGGGGGTGGCCGGCTCGGAAGCCGTATCTAATTTGGATACGTCCGACGGTCCGGTCCACCCCATTGCGCGATACAGGTCCTCGACCGCACCATCGCATTCGATGATCGTCCCGAGGTCAGGGTGCGTCAGTCGTGCCATGGTGAGCCTCCTGCTACGCGGTGTTGTCGGTGTACTTGACGAAGGCCTGCGGGTCGTTTACGAGCACTCCGTACTCGGCCTCTGCCAGCACTGCGACGAGGTTGTTCTCGAACAGTGACGTCAGGACGCCGTCGATGGTGACTGCGGCTTCGGTGGAGACGCGGTAGCTGATACCGCTGGTGACTCCCCAGACGACCTGCGACCAGTCGCCGCCGTAGCCGACAATTCCGCCGGTGTTCGGGGTGCCCGTCACGATTGGCGTGGCGATCTGATCACCGATGAAAGCCTGGCGGCCGATGAGCCGACCGGGGGTCGGCGCGCTGATCGGTGCAGTGTCCTCAAGGGGGGTGTCCACGAACAGCGGACGGCCGTTCGCGTCGACACTTCCCAGGAACGTCGCCTCGACGTTGCGGTCGAAAGCGAAACCGGTGAGCCGCTTCTGGTCTGTGGTCAGAAGCTTCAGTCCCGCGACGACGTCTCCGTAGATGCCGCCGTTCGCCTTGGTCGTGGTGCCGAGTTCGACGGACTTGGTGGTGGCATCGATGTTGTTGCCCACACCGAATGGAGAATTGGTGCCGTGGTAAACCGCGGTGTCGAACGCGACAGCGAAGGCTTCCGCGATCGAGTCCCGAACGATGGACATGAAGTTGCCCGGATCGGCTCGAACAACCTCTGCGGAGACCGGGACGATGGTGGCGAGCTTCTTGGGCTGCAGAGCCTTGAGCCCCAGGCCGACCGACGAGGTCGGCTTCTTCGCACCTTCTCCGACCCACGATGCGGTGGGCTTCGAGGTCTGCACGGGCACCTGCGCGCCCGAGATGCCGAGAGGCACCTGGCGGGCGAGCTGCTGGACCGAGCTGGTCTTTCGGACCTGCGCGAAGTAGGGCTGTGCCATTTCCGGCGTGAGGAACCCGGAGAAATCGGAGAGCTTGGTAGCGGCCATTAGGCCACCCCTTTCTGTAGGTGAAATGTGTTGCGCATCAGACGATGCCGAGCTTTGCCTTCACGGCTTCTTCGAGCGCGTTCGAGTTCAGCGCCAACGGAGCGCCGCTAGTGCCCTCGCCCGGTACCGTCAGCGCGTCGCGAGTTTGCTGCTGCTGCTCGGTCTTTGCCCGTGCCGCCAGCCGCTCGGCCTGCTTGGTCAAGGTGTCCTCGTCCGTCGCGGTGAGGAACAGTTCTGCGTCTTCATCCGAGATGCCGAACTTGGTTGCGGTCCGAAACCGGAGTGCTTCTGCCCGAGCTTGCTCCGCCTCGGCGCGATACTGATCCGCCTCGGCTTTCGCACGCTCGGTGTCGGACAGCGACGCATTGCGGAGGGTCTGAAGCTCCGCCTGTGCGGACTTCAGTTCCTTCTCGGCGGCGCTGCGTGCCTTGCGTTCTGCAGCGATCGCCTTCTTGCCCGCGTCTCCCAGTTGCTGCTCTTCCGGTGTCGTCGTCGGCGCGGTGGTTGTCTCCGCGTTCTGATCGGCTGTTTCGGTCGAGTTCGTCTCGGTCGACGTCGAGGCGGAGCTATCGGTGTCGGACATGGTTCCTCCATCGCGGTGGATAACGGACCCCTGCCGTCGCGACAGAGGTGGTCCCCGGCGATCCGGGGAAGATTGGGTGGCCGCTACTGTTCGGCGGCGCGCATGCGAGCGAGAATGGCTTTCGTGCCACCACCGCCGCGGGATGCTTCGATGTACTGCTCGTCCCACTGCTGCACGTAGGACGGTGGTTCGTAGTTCGTACCTGGCCGGACGGCGACGGCGATGCACTTGCAGTTGTCGTGGAATCTGTCGCCGGACTTCTGATTGCCCCGGATGCGAACGCCTTTCGCTTGGCCGCCGCGCTTCTTTCGCCCGTCCGGACGGAAGTTCGATGCCACTTCCTTGCCGCGTCCGGCTACCCGCGTGGCGGCTTCCTTCGAGCCGTACACCGCGCCCCGGGTGGCGAGCAGGCGGCAGAACTCACACGCCGTCTTCGAGGCGTAGCGGGCGTATTGGACGTTGCCCTCTCGGCTCGCGTTGTCGAGGACCGTTTGCCGCGATGCGTTGAACACACGCCGCTTCGCCATGCCGGACAACAGCGATAGCGGGGATGTGTCGTTGCCGGGCGTGAACAGTGGGCTGAGCGCCCATCTCGTCGACGCGGCCACTGCATCCACCGCCGACACTTCAGCGGGCTTAGCGATGAACCTGGAGCGTGGTGCCAGATCCTCGTACCACGATGCCGTCAACTCCCCCGCCGCCGTCTCGTACGGAATCAGGATCTCGGGTACCGCCTGCACCAATGCATCGCGTAGCTCGATCGGATCTCCGCCGGCGTCGTAGAGGGACCGCCACACCAACGCCAGATCATTCACGGTCAGCGTCGACAACTCGCCGAGGCCGAGCTGAAGTGCCCGTGAGTCGTCAAGCAGCGTCATCGGCGTTCGGCGGCGTCGACCTCGCCGCGAGTTCTGCTACGTCGACATTCGTGCGTGCAGCATCGGCGGCCGCAGGCAATCGATCGAGTAGGCCAGAGACCTTGTTGCGCCGCTTCTCTGCCAGCAGTCTTTCGATCGTCGTGCGGTCGTAGCCGAGGGATTCGAGTGCAACCTCGGTTTCGCCGATCCAGGGCATTGCCGCAATCTGCTTCGACATCGCATCTGCAGCCTGCGACTTCGACGGAGTGTTCGGGTCACGCCACTTCGCGCGCAACCGTCGGAGTTCAGCAGGTACCTCGTCGAGTCCGTCGCGGAGCTGCACGGCCGTACGCATCGCGCGCGCCCACCCGACACCGAAGACGTTGTCGGCGAATTCAGCTTCGAGGACGATGTCTGCCTTGGCTGCATCCATTGCATCGGCGCTCGACGGGTTGTCCTGCACGACGCCGAGCGAACCGAGTGGGATGCTCGTCTCGCCCGCAAACAGGGTCGCCCACATTCTGAGTTGTTCGGAGTGGGGCTGCATGCTGATCTGCGGGAACTGCCCCACCTCGGGTTTGAAGTTCGGGTCCGCTCCCTCGTCTTCGTCCGGTGGATCAAGCGCGAGAATACGGCCGACGACCGCGGCCCAGCCGCCAGTCCCGAACGCTTCCTGTGGGACGTTGAGAGCGTATCTCTGTGGCGCGGTGAAGAACTCGGCACCGATCTCGGATCGTACGACCGTGCGCAACGCGGAGTCCGTGTGCGACATGACCGCGCGCGAGATCCTCGACGCACCGAAGGGACGGCCGAGTCTGGGCTGATAGACCAACGGCTCGACCGGGACTCGGCCGAGACTGTGATTTCGAGTCTCGGCCTTCCAGACGCCACCCGAATTCTTGGTCATCGTGACGACTTTGTCCGGGAGGTACATGATCATGTAGTTCGGATCGGCCGTGTTCTCATCGACGTCCACGATCGACAAAGCCGAAGACAGTGCACGCTTTCGTGCGCTGTAGATTCCGGTCCCTGTCATTGCATCTCGCGCCGTGACGAGAACTTCAGGCTCTCCCGACGCGACGTCGCCGAGTGTGGTGGCGATGAAGACGACCGAGTGAATCAGCGCGGACGTATGCGCCTGGTGACTCTCGATATCGAGGTAGTTGTCTTCCCACAACTCGGGGATGCCGAAGTCCGCGACGTTGGCTTCGGGCAACACGAAGTCATCCAGATTGCATCGCCGGGCAAGCTGGTCGACGGCTTTGGCTGGCCAGCCCAAGACGGCGTCGAAGTTGCGGAGGTTGGGCGGCGTCGAAATGCCGAGATCCTTCAGCAAGTACTTGCTGTCGTAGTACATCGACCGAAGCCTGTTGCGCGGCATCTTCGACGCGAGCTGGTTCAGCAGCTTGTCGAGGGTGTTCTGGTCGGTGTGATCGAGCCCAGGGATCTGCGGCATCAGCTCATGACCCCCATTCTGCGGACTCGCTTTTCACGTTTCTTGCCGATACCTGCGGCCACGGCATCGAGCCGGGCCTTCCATGCCATGACGCCGGCGTATGCGGCGTCGATCTTGTCGGGTGAATCCGGGTAGGCCTTGTGGATCAGGTAGCCGGATCGGGTCGGTCGCTTCCTCGCGTTGAGGATGTGACGGGTCAGCGCAGAGGAGCCGTCGTGTGTGAGCTCGCGGTTGACGATCGCCTGTCGCATGCGTTCGACGTACTCGCCGACCATCGTTGTTTTGCCGCGTGGCCATGCCGAAATCGGATTCGCCTGCGAGGCCTTCACCTTGAGGCGTCGGCCGTACTTCGCTTCCCATCGGGCAACGTGCTCGGTCCATCCGGACGGGTCTGCGTAGAAGCCGACGACCTTGTAGATCTCGAATGCTTTGCGGACCTGTTCGTTGACTTCGATCGGATTCGGCTGCCAGGTCTTGCCGTCAGGTCCGTCCGGTTGCTCCCACACCTTGATCTCGAACATGTGCCCGTCTTCGACTCGGCACCCGATCAGTGCGGTGGCGTCGGCCTTGCCGCGCGCTCGACCCTTCGATCCGTCGAAACCGAGTACCACGACGTCGCCCTCGTCTACGACCTTGTCGAGGTCCATGCTCGAGGTGAGTTCCGGTTGGGACACCCAGGAATCGGAGGCATGTGTGATCTGGTTCAGGAAGTCCGAGCGAGACATCTGCACGTCTTGCGCCGGATCCCAGATCGTCGCGATGAGCGGATCGAGTTCTACGTGCCCCGGAGGGCAAGGCGGAGTGTGGATCACGCAGCCGCCGGGATGCGCCGACGAATCCCCGTACGAGACACGCAGGCCGTCGACGAGCCCTATGAACTCGTCTTCGTCCTCGTCGAAGAACTCCGGGGTCTCGCGCTCTTCCAGGCTCGTTTCCGGTGGTGCCTCGCGGTGGTCGTACAGCAGACCCTCGTCCTTCGCGCGGCCCTCTCGAATCGACGCGGCGAACGCAGCCGACGATTCGGCCACCGAGTTTTCGCCCGGGATGTAGGCGTTCGGCGATTCGAGCGTGCGGCCGCCGATCTTCGCGGCATTCGAGCGCATCGTGCCGGCGAGCTTCACACCGCCGTTCGACGGCACCCACTCCTCGGTCTGGTCCAGTACCGAGAACACCGGCTTCGCGCCCTTGATCGTGCGGGCCGACGCAGTGCGCTGAAGGATCTGCCCCTTCGGCAAATTCACCATCGTGTCGAGTGGCTCGACTCCCGGATACTCGTCGATGACCGGGCCCTCGCGCAGCATCTCCAGCAGCGGATCCCACGTGTTCTTCGTCTGCTCCTCGGACACTGCAGCGATGTGCACGTTCGGAGTTCGCACGTACGACCACGGCTTCCCGACCGGCTGCCCGTCAGCATCCCAACCGTCCGGGTAGATCGGGGCCAGCGCCTCAAGGCAAGCGAGCGCAGCCAAGATCGGCGACTTGCCCCACCCACGAGGACGCCCGAGAAGTCCGCGGCGGTACAGGAAAAGGCCCGTGCCCGGATCGATGGCGTACCAGCGCAAGATGAAATCTTCCTGCTCGCGGTACGGGACGAACGGCTCGTAGTCGCGACGGTCAGGAGCGGCGAGGTACGTCGTGATCCAGTCGATTGCGTCGTAACCGAGCGTCGGAATCTCGCCCGGCTCCGACGGCTTCCATGGCACTAGACCGCTTTCAGTGGACCGCGGCGCTCGCGAGATGTCTTGGCAGCAGGCGCGGTCTTACCCTCGGCCTGATCAGCCTGCGCGAACTGAATCCGCAGCCGCGCTCGATCCTCGGGTGTAGCGCCGAACTTCGCGACACGAAGACGCAGCTCGCTCGCAACCGAGGTGCTGCCTGACCAGAACTTCGCATGCAGCAACGCGGTGTCCAGCAGCTCGGACCAGTCCGTCGACGTGAACTCGGCGGACAACGGCGAGTCCGCCCACATTGTCCACCACTCTTGAGTGCGCGCCGGCCAACGGAACTCGGTGAGGATGCCGTCGTTCTCGACCTCGAAAGTCGGAAGCGCGGGCTGTTTCACCGGTTCGGCGTGGATCACCCGCAAGGCTTGAGGGTCCTTATTCGTGCGCGCGCGCCGAGAAGGGTCCTTCGGTGCAGAGCCTCGTCCTGCCATGGTGATCACCTCATCGCGAAAGTGGTTGCGAGACATCGCATCTCGTCTTCTGAAAGCAATTGAGGGACAACGCATCTCACGCGCGCCCCAGATCCCCCAGAGTCGTAGCCAACCTCAGCGACTATGCCGACCGTACAAGCGTGGACAGTGGGGGGAGGGGCATATGCCCAGGTCAGAGGCTTGCGGCATCCCCGCTGGTCAGAGCGTTGATCCTGGCGAGGTCGTCGTCGGTCACGTCGTTGTAGAGCTCCACCTCGTGCTCGGTGAAGGCGACGACGCCCTTGGCCCCCGTGGAGGACTTGAGGCTGTTCGCCATCTCGTCGTCCCACGTCTCGGTGGGTCCGAAGCGATCCAGGATGATCACGAAGGGGGTGGCGGTCTCTTCAGCGGTGCCCATACTGCGGAAGACAGTAGGCAGTTCGAGGGTTCGCATGCGCATGGTCGGCAGACCTTTCGGGTTATCGGAGTCCGGGGTGTTGATCTCGTGCCGGTTGGTAGCGGCCGCGCGCTCGGTAGCGCTGCTGCCCCCGTTGCGCTTCCTGCTGCGTCTTCGGGTCGTGGCATGGTGCGCATGCGGCTTGGCCGTTGGCGATGTCGTGTTCGAGTTCTGGGTGTTCGGCCACGTTCTTGATGTGGTCGGCGATGGTTGCTCGACCAATGCAGCGTGGCCCTCGTATGCGGCAGGTGTAGCCATCTCGGCTGAGTATTGCTCTCGCCCATGCCTTGTGCTCTTTGGTGCTGGTGCGTGTGTACCCGTTGGTCCAGGCCATCAGCGGCGCATGAAGGTATGGCGTGCGATGAAGCGGGTGAGTTGGTAGATCAGCCAATCGAGCATGGGGATCACCTCGTTCCCTCGGGCGGATTCGAACCACCGTTACCGCGGAAGGGGCCATTCGTCGCCAAGAGGGACCGGACTCGAACCGTGCTACTCGCGATGTCTTAGGCCGCTGGACTACAAGGGAACTCGGTGTAGTCGATGGCGTAGCAGTCACGCTCTCATTTAGTTCCGCGACGCACAGCAGCGGTGACCAAACCGCCCGAAGCAACGCACGGACCATCGACCATGGCTCACCTACCTCGACCATGCGATCGGATCAGCGAGCAGACAAAAGGCGCGATTGGTCTGGATGTCCCGTTACCTCTCGCGCCTTGCGGCGTCAGCTTAGCATGCACCACTACTCAGTCGGCGGAGGTTCATTGCTCATGATCCAGTGCGAGCCGTCGGCACCGGTGAAGTGAAGGTGTGGACCACCCCGTGCTTTGCAATGGCATACCGGGATGACGGGAGGATCCTCGTCGTCAGTCACCGTCGCGCCCCGGCTTGGCACCTGTCCGGTAACCGAGGCTCATGATCCAGTGCGCAACGCTGCCGACGGTCAACAGGGTCGCCATCACAATCACGGTGCCCAGTACGTCGCCCCTGGCGGACTGTGTGACGCCTCGGCCGATGAAGTAGCCGCTGTAGACCCAGATCAGGGCGGCTGTAACGCGGTACACATCGGCGGGAATCTTGCTGCCGATGCGCTTGATTGAGGTACGCCATTCGTTGTGTCTCATGCGCTTCTTCTCCGGTTGGTCTTCTCCATGACGTCGAGAGCATCGTTGAGGCGATACAACTTTCGGCCTTCGAGATCGGTGCCGGATGACGTGATCTTGTCGCGGTTGATCCAGTTGCGGACGGTGCGCAGCGGAACGGTGTCACCGGTGAGCAGGGTGAGTGCGGTGGATAGCTCGACGGCGAGGTATTGGCGGTCCTTGATGTTCTCGGCCATCTGCTCGTGCATCTTCGCTACGTCGCAGATGACGCTGCAGGTGCGGCATTTGACGACATCGGTCTTGGGTTTCACATACACGCCGTCGCACGAGAGTCCGGGGGCGTCGGATTGGCACGGTCCGGCAAACTCCTTCGCTGCGGGGCGGTCGATCGCCCGTTTGGCGCGCTTCCATGAATCGGTGATCTCGCGCATTGCCGAGCCGGCCTGATCGGTGAGCGCGAGGTCTACGAGGTGGCCGTCGAACCACTTCGCGTAGAACGGAATGCGGCCGTTTCCTGGCCACTCCAGTTTCCGGGCCGTGCAGACGTATTCGGTCCACACACGGAGGGTGCCGAGGACTTCGGCCGCGGTATCGGAGGCCTCCGCGTTGAAAACGAGCACGCGGTCGTCGGATCGGTGCGGGATGTCGCTCTCGTCGCTGAATGCGACCGTCCGCGAGATGGTGGTGTCGAGTTCTTCGGCCACCCATCCGGCGAGCTCTCTCAGTCGTTCACTGAGAGTTTGGATTTCGAGACGAGACAGGTAGAAGTGGTCTGCGTCGGTCATGTTCGCCTCTTTCGCGGTCGCTTCTTGTGTCCGAGGTGCCAGCCCTCGCAGTTGCTGCATTGGTATGCGTGCACTCCTCCGAATCGGTCACGGAATTCGTGTTTCTTCGCCCCTTTCTCGGTCGCGTAGCGCTTCTTTCCGACACACCCCCACGGGTTGCCCGGTCGAGTCTTGATTCTCTTGATAGGCATCAGATGTAGCCCTTGGCTCGCGCGCTGGCGTAGTAGTCGCCGTCGCCGTTGTTCCATGGCAGTTGGTGGGTTTCTTTGCCGTGCTGGAGGAACCGAGGCCACATTCGGTCCTCGCGTCCGCCGCGCCATGTTGCGAGGTCTACTCGGTCAGGGTGCTGCTGATTCTCGGTGCCCATCGATGGCCGCAATCCCATTCCGAATTCCGGCCATCGCAGGAACAGACTTGAGCCTGTTGGACGCAGTAGCCTCTGAGCTCCCGCCTGTCCGTGTGCGACGTGGGCCTCGCACACAACCGAGAATCGGTACTTAACCCGAAGGTGGTCGATGGCGTCCGTCAGCTCCTTCGCTGCTTGCTCATCACGTGTGTCGAGCTTGTGCAGCCGGTACAGCGGGCCCAGTGCCACGAACTTCGGTTGAGTGACGGCGATGGCTCGCTCGATGCGCTGCATCTGACGGGGGTCGTTCAACGCGATCCCCTCGGCCCTGATGACGAACCGGAGGATCGAGGACCAGTCGGGAATGTCCTGGCCGTGCTTCGCGCAGAGGGTTTCGATTCGGGTACGCATCATCCGATAGCGGCGGCCTGTCTGCCGTTCGGAGTTCTCCGCGTCGATGACCAACACCTGGTTCGCGTCGGTCATCGGGACACCGAGGAATGGATGCAGGCCTGCCGCGATCGTCATGGCCATCTGCGCGACGAGATAGCTCTTCCCGGTGCCCTCGAATCCGGTGAGGATTAATCGATCGGTGCGCTCAAGCAGATCGGGAATCAGCCAGTCGTGGTCGAACTTCTTGTCGAGCAGTTCCGTCAGGCTCATCGGTAGGTGGTCGACCGAGGTGTTCGAGATGGCGTCGGCGGATTCGAGTTCCGCTCTCGCGTTCTCGACCGCGGTGTCGAGGATCGACGGGTCGTCGAGCCGTTCGTACTCCTCCGCCATCTGGGTCAACCGGCTTCCGATGCCGGCTACCCGTCGTGCCCGCTGCAGCGACTGCAGGCGGTCGATGTGGAATCCGACGGACAGATCCTCACCCCTGCCGATCGCAGAGGAGACGAACCGGGTCACCTCCTCACCCTGATGCCTGCTTGCTGCCGCTTGCGTAGCCCGTCTGGCGATCGAAACTGGGTCTCGGGGCTCCCCGGACCGAAACAGGTCTACGAGCGCGCTGTGGACGATCTGATGAATCGGGGTCGTGAATACCGATGGATCGAGGGCGACCATCGTGGAGATCAGTCCGCTCTGGGCGACGGCCGCCGTCAGGACGAGCGCCTCTGCTGCGCGATCGGTGGCGTCAGACATCGATCGCCCGCCATTTGTCGGCGATCGCCTGAACCTTGCCCATGATCCAGAAGTTCTTCTCGATGCGGGCGTTGAGGTAGGTCTGACACTGGAGCTCGCCGTGGAGGTTCGGGTAGGCCTCGATGCCGTCCCAGTCGTCGCCGCATGCGACGCACTTGCCGTTGACCGGGTAGTGCGTCTCCGCGACCCACTGGCACATATCGGCGAGGTCAAGTTCCTCGTCCGTCATGGCCTCGTGCCTGATGTGCTGCGCCGAGAATCGAAGCCCCTGCTTGCCCTGCCAGCCGTCGACCTTGGCGCACTCGGGGCAATCCTCAAGCCGAATGTTCACATGACCGTTCATCATCGCTCCACCAGCAATCCGGAGCGCTCGTCTCGATACTGCGGCCCATTTCGGCCCGGAAGGGGTTCGTCGTCCCACCTGCCGCCGTTGAGCCACGTCGAGGGGTGAGGGATGTACTGCTTGTCAGTCGGCAGATTCGGGTCTTGAGCGAATCGCTGAACCCCGGCGATGATCAGATCTACGTCCGTCGACTTCACCGCTTTCGCGAACGCCTTCAACGCATCGATCCGACCGGCCTTCTTCGGGTACAGCGACCAGAACTCGTCGAAACGATCAGGCTCCCGCGACTTCGTTGCGGACGAGTCTTTAGAACTTGAGTTACTACTAACAAGAGCTTTCCCCCTCCCCCTCCCCCTCCCCGCACCCTTCGGGGAAGGGTTCGAGAAGGGTTCAACCCCAACGGTAGGGTTCTCGATGGGTAGCGGAAGGGTTTCAGAAGGGTTCTCGGATACTTCCGAAACCCCTCCGGGAGGGTCCATTTCATCGGCCACCGCATCCGCGTCACGGCGGTCGAGTCGACGCAACTCCTGCGCCATCTCGAACCGCAGAACCGCGCTCTCGACAGTCTTCGCAACCCGTAGCGCGTTCTTCAGAACGTTGGGTTGCTTCACGACACCGTCGTTGCGCATGAACGATCGAATGAAGGCTTCCTCGGTGTGCTCGTCGGTCAGCACGAAGCGGTGCTCGACGAGTTCAGCGAGGGCCTCGATGACGTCGTTGACCGAGGTATGGATCGATGCTTTCGCCCACTTGGTGAGCATCAGGGGCACGATGCCCGCGTTGTTGACGTTCTGCTGAGTCAGGATGACGACGTAAAGCCTCTGGGCCTCAGGGGTCCGCGCACGGAAGACGGGATCCTGCCAGATTCGGCACAGGACGCGTCCGTGGTCACGTGGCATTGGTGCACCTCCGCGCGGTGGGGTGGAGCACGCGGTATTGGGGAATTTCCCCAATACCGCGTGAGCTGGTCAGCGTGGGCAAGATTCGGCCTCGATCTCGGCCTCGGTCAGGCCGTACTTTCGGGCGAGTCCGATGATGTAGTCCCTGTGGGTGGCGTCCCGCGCGGCCACGCAGTGAAGAAGTTCGCGTGCGTACGGGCGCAGATCCTCAGGCATCGCCGTCGCTGCCTCGCATGACCCCTGCTGCGTCTCGCAATGCTGCCGCGAGCGCATCCGCCTGGTCTGCGTCGATGTAGACGAACTGACGACTCATGCTGTCGCCGATGTCGAGTGCGATAGCCTCGCGTCCCGGTGCGCCTTCCACGCCCGAGAACTCCCCGACTCCGACGCAAGCGATCAAGTCGGGGATCGCAGGCACCGGCTCGGCGTAGTAGCTGAACGTGGATTTGTGCACTTCCACCTCGAGCGTCTGCGTGGACGGGTCGACCTTCACCGCGTAGCTACCGGCGTACTGACCCGGGTCGGCACCGAGCTCTCCACCGCGAATCCAGAACGGCTCCTGCGGCCCCTTGGAGGTGTCGTAGTGCCAGGTGTGGGAAAAGGTCATCCCGGTTTCGATCTCGACGCTCGAGGTGATGCGGCGGCCATCCGAATAGCGGCCCTCACTGAGGGTGAAGTCGGGTTCGATGTCGAGCACCGACGCCAGAATGTCCTTGGCGTAGTCGTTGATCGTTTCGATCGGATCCTCGAGAGCGTCTTCGATCTGGCTCGCAGCGTCGTCGGACAGGCCGTGGTAGATGTTGCCGCTGATGTAGTCGGTCGCCCATTCGATCTGCGACTTGCCGATGGCGGCCTGGTACTTCAAGACGTCGAGTGCTGAGTAGGACATATCAAACTCCTTGTGTGGTATCGGTTTCGGTGTTGCAGAACTTGCGGAAGTCGGCCGCGATGATGACGAGGTTTTCGACGATCAGGACCGTCGCGAGGACGAGCGTCGTGGTGGTCACTTCAGCGCCTCCGGATCGAGTTGCCGGTACGCGGCCATGACGTCGACCATCAGATGCTCGAGGTCCGCCACCTGATCGGGTTTCGCTCCGAGGTCGTGATCGAGGAAGTCCTCGCCGAACGAATCGTTGTCGACCGTGATCTGCAGCCCCGATGACCTGTAATCGCCTGCGTCCGTGCAGTAGTCGGTTCGGGTGATTGATGCGGTGAACGGGCCGACGTGAACGAGAGCGAGCCGCGTCGTACGACTGTCGCCGGGCCGCAGCGTCGGCCATATCTCGTCGACCGTCGGCGCATCGAGAATTCGCGCGCTCACTGGGCCACCTCCGCCTCGGTCATGAGATCGACGGCCGCCAGAAGAGTGTGTGCGAGTTGTGTTACCTCGGCGGCTGTCATCGAGATCTCCCAGTCCTCGATCCGCACCGGGTGATTCTTGGAGCCGCCTTCGTGGACTACGCCGTAACGATTGAGGCGTAGGAGTGGTTGCGCTCCGTCCAAGTCGCGAGAAATGTGCGCCTGAAGGTATGACGGGAACCAAGTTCCGTCTTCAAGTCGCAGACCCACCTCGCTGGACAGAGCCGTAGCTATGAGCGCGTAACTCCGGAACTGCGACCGTTGAATATAGGGCCCGAGGACGTCGTTGCGAGGGTCTGCCCATCCCGGTCGCGGGTACGGGCTGAGGCTGTCCAGCGAGGACTTGCCGTTCTTGAACACCTTCGGTACTCGGACGACATTCTGGTCGTGTCCACGCCGACGCCACGCGCCAACTGCATCTGGCGTGTACTCGGTCGGCGGTTCGGGCTGCTGCGCAAGGATCTCCGCGTGGATGGCAGCTTCCTGCTCTGCCCTCGTCAGATACGGGTCGGTTGCGACCGAGAAGACATCCGACAGGTCCGACCCGATAGGGGCCTCACCGTTGGATTCGGTAAGGTACGCGGCCAGCTGCTTCTCGGTCTTGAAGATGATCGGTTTGGCCGGCACGATCGGTTCGATCTGGCCATCCTGATGGAGGTCGACGTCAGGCATTGACGGCCTCCTTGCGCCCAGCGGGAAGCCCTGCGTAGATTTCCGAGCACGCTGGGCAGATCTGTGCATGCCCGATCCCGCTGCCACTCGGCGGCGGGTATGCCAAGAACTGGTCGCCGCATAGCGCGACCGCGTCCACCCCATCGACTATCGACCGCAGGATGGCACCCTTCTTGACGTAGTGCAGTAGTTCACTCTGGTCGTCCGGGTTGGTTTGCCCTATCATCGTTACCACTGGTTCCTTTTCTGGTGATTTGGTTCCATCTGCACCGCCGGTCACATTTGGGATTGCCGTCCCGTGTCCGGCGGTGTTGTTCGTTTCTTGGGTGGTCATGCGCCCAGCTCCTGCATCTCCTTGTTGCTGATCAACACCAGGCCGGTGCTGTGGGTGTTGGCAGGGAGCCCTTCGGCGATCAGCGCGTCGCGCAGTGCGATCTCCATCTGAGGCCTCACGCGAGGATTGAAGCGCCGCCGACCGCCGTGTGTACCGCCGTCGTGCGGGTAGAAGTACTTGCGGCCGTTAGCGGTTGGCTTCCGGTGGTCGTACCCGTCCTTCATCTCGCCGTTCGATGACCGGCGAGTCTTCCGCTGGTCGATCAGGTAGTCATGTTCGTAGAGGTGCTTGTCGAACTGACGCGCTGGGACATCGCCGAAGTACTTCTTCCCGAACGTGGTGGGATCGATACCGTCACCGCCCTCGATCGCATGACGATGACGCTGCTCGACCTCGAGACGGGCCTCCGCTTTGTTGGCGCGCGCACGTTCCGCGCGGGCAACCTCGATAGCCTGCCCAGTGCGATTGTTGGACTGCTCCAGTTCGTCGAGAAGGTCTTCTCCGAGCCGAGGTGGGATGGCCGTAGGTGACAGGTAGCTTCCGGTCCTGCGGATCTCAGGAAGGACGGTGCCCGTGATCCACCGACGGAACGAAACAGCCTCCGGCTTACGGGACATGAACACGGTCTCGTACATGCCGGTTTCGTTCACCATGCGAGCTCGTTGGGTGCGCCCCATCGAGTCGATGACCTCAGTACTGCTTAGGTCATCGCTGTCCAGTCGGTCCGCGACCATCGTCGGGTTCGACAACTCGAGCACCTTGCATAGATCAGCAAGTACGAACCACGGTTCGTCGTCGATCATGACCGTGCGGACGACCTGCTCGCCGTAGAAGAACGGCACGAGCTCGCTCACGCGGCACCACCGCGGACGGTTGCAGCCTCCTGCGCTGCAAGCCACTTCTCGACCTCGGAAGCGCGGTACAGAACCTTACGGCCGATCATGAACGAAGGCGGACCTTGCTTGCCGCCTTGCATGCGCCAAAACCGCAGAGTTCCCTCGGCGAGAAATGGCCAGCGCTCGTGCACCTGCCTGGTGATGAGAAACTCTTCCGCTTGATCAGGGACTGAGGTATCGTTCGCGTCAAGCACATTCACTCCTGAATGTCGTGTGTTGGACAGACCCTCGCCTGGTAGGACAGGCGGGGGTTTTTCGTTATGCGACCTGTTCGACCGCAAACGATGTGGTGATTGCCGCGAGGGGCACACCCAGCGTGTCGGCGATACGCCGAGACATTTCCGGGGTGCATCGCTTCCGACCGGACTCGATGTTCGACAGATGTGGGTGCGTCGTCCCCACCGCGACAGCGAACTTTCCGAGTTTCCAGCCGTACGCCTCGCGGAGCGCCTTGATCGTGGCCCCAACGCGAACTGGATCATCGTTCTGGTTCATGCCAGCAACACTAGGAACGGTTTGGAACAAAGTCAACAGGCGCGCCGGAAACGGAGGCCGTTTCGTGCCATTTCCGCAGCTCAGACCGGAATAACATTCCTGTTCTTACAAGCACGGGTTTCCAGGTTTCGGAGAACTGGAAACAATGGTCGTCCGCTGGATGTTTCCGGTTGTTTCCGGCACGATGAGCGGCATGGATGAGCAGGAATCGGAACGACAGGGAGACTGGGCGCGGCTCGGCAAGGCTGTCGTGAACCGCCGCATCGAGTTGGGCATGAGGACACGGGAGTCGTTCGCCGACACGGCGGGGCTTAGCTCGCGGATCCTGTCCGACATCGAGAAGGCGCGAAAACAGTCGTACTCGTCCGGCACCCTCGCGCAACTCGAGCAGGCCCTTCAGTGGGAGCAGGGCAGCATTGAGTCGGTCCTGGAGGGAGGAACGCCCGTCGACCTTCCTCCCCGGGCGCACGCCGAGGGCACTGGCACTGCCGAGGTGACGGCGAGCGCCGATGCTTCTATCGGCAGCTCCGATCCCAAGTACCTCGTCAGCGTCCGCGATGCCATGGCGACCTATCTCGCCGTCGAGAAGATCAACTGGTACCTACACGGGGCCAGCGGTGTACACCTGCCCAAGGGGCTGACGGATCAGATCCAGCGCGCCACCGAGCTCGCATTCAACCTCGTGATGCCAGGCGTTACCACCGCGGCGGCCGATGCCGCTGGAACTGTCACAGCGGAGCACATCCGGAGGTACGTCAACGACGCAATCCGGGAGCACGCTGGTCTGCCGCCCGAACCGAAATCCGAAGATGCGCCTTCTCAGGACGAGTACGAACTGGCCGGCGGGGACGTTGCCTACCGCAGGGGCATGACCGAGGAGCGTCGACGCCGGATGGTTGAGAAAGAGCCGGAAGACATTCCCGACGCCGATGGCCCAGAACATGGCGCGTGACCGCACGTTGTCGCTGGTCACAGAATCACACCGTCGTAATTTGTCGGTGGTCTCGGACAATGTGTCGGGCATGGCTCATTCCTGGCACCCTTGGCGGTTCCTTCGCGATCATCTGCCCGGCGTAGAGGTTGCGTTCCCCTCGAACCTCCGCGAGCTAGGTCGCTGTAGCCCTAACCTGATCGAGATCGACCCGACGTCCAATCAGGCGGAGCGTCGATCGAGCTTGACCCACGAGATGCTGCATCTGATCCGTGGAACCGTGCATTCCGAGTCTCCCGGCGCGCAGGCCGAGGAGCTCATTGTCGAGGAGCTCGCGGCCCGACTGCTGATCACCCTGCCCTCACTTCTTCGGGCACTGCAGTGGTCTCAGGACGACAGAGAGCTTGCGGACGAGCTGTGGTGCGACGTCCGGATGGTGCAGACCCGCAGGGCCACGCTCACCCAGTGCGAGAGGGAATGGCTCGACGCGAGGCTTGATGACGAAGGAGTGGCATGACCGGACAACGAAAATCGCGGAGGAACCGCCGCGCTGGAGTCGAGGATCTGTGGCGCGATCTGAAGAAGCCGCGGCCCCTGTTCGACGACGTCGGCAACCCGCTACTCAACGACGACGGATCGCCAGTCACCACGCTGCAGCCGAAGCTGCACGGTAAGGGCAAGCGGTGGCGAGGACGCTATGTCGACGAGCGCGGCCGCGAGCACACTCAGCGCTTCGATCGGAAGGTCGACGCTCAGGCGTGGATCGAGAACGTCGTCGTCGAACACGCCATCGGAACCTACGTCGACCCCAAAGCGAAGTCCGCGTTATTCGAGACGCTCGCGGAACGATGGTTCGAGACCAAGTCGAGCAAGGCAGCGAAGACCGTCGCGGGCTACCGGTCACTTCTGGACACCCTGGTCCTGCCCCGGTGGAAGGACATGCCGGTTGGCGACATCGATTATGAGGATGTCCAGTCTTGGGTGCTGGAACTGCAGCGGCCCGGCGGTAGCTTCAAGAACCCCGACAAGGGCTTGTCACCGTCGCGGGTTGTGGCGGCATACCAGGTCGTCGACCAAGTCCTCGCGTATGCGATTCGCGCCAAGCACCTCGCGCACAATCCAGCCGACGAGGTGGAGCTGCCCCGAATCGAACACCCGGAAAAGACCTACCTCACTCACGATCAAGTCGCTGCACTGACGTCGCACTGCGGCCGGTTCGAAGACGCCGCACTGACGCTCGCCTACTGCGGCCCGCGGTTCGGTGAACTCGCTGCTCTCCGCGTCCGCGACTTCGACGCTGCCCGGTCTCGGATCCGTATCTCACGGTCAGCCACACACGTCGCGAAGAGAGGCATCGTCGAGGGGTCCACAAAGAACCACGCCGCCCGATCAGTGCCGGTGCCGAGGTTTCTACGCGACAGGCTCGTGGAAGCCGTAGCCGGCAGGTCACTCGACGAATATCTGTTCCCCAGTCGTCATGGCACCGTGTTGTCACTCGGTGAGTTCCGGTGGGCGTTCGACAAGGCCGTCGCGGCGGCAGGCCTGGGAGACCTGACGCCCCACGAATTGCGGCACACTGCAGCATCTCTCGCGATTGCAGCGAACGCGGACGTGAAGATCGTTCAGCGCATGCTCGGACACAAGACCGCAACGTTGACCTTGGATCTGTACGGGCACTTGATGGACGACAACCTTGACACCGTCTCGAACGCCATGGACGCCGGGTACGCCACCGCGCGTGAATCTGCTGCGTACCCTCTGCGTACCGAGATCAACTCGCATCTTAAAATAGTGCGGTGA